GTATCGCGGCCTGTAATCTTACCAGATGACACCACATACTGATCCACCACATTGATTAGCTCTATAGGGCCATTTCCTTGAAGGGTAAAATTATAAGATGGGGTTGAGCTTGCGCTTGACTCCAATGAATACTCGCTAATCCAGCAATCAAACTTATAAACTTTGTAGTTATTTGAGTCATCAAGCATATCTAAATATGCCTTAAATTTTGTGTCTTCGCTGCGTATGAATTCATCAAAAAAGTAATGTGGCTGCATATATGGCTGCTGCAACTTAATAAGACCAGAGCCACTAAGTGTGTATGTCATCCTTCCTTGCACATATTCCCTATAGTAAGTATTTGTTTTTGGAGCCAATTCTAAAAAGTCTCTACTAATATTTAATGTACTATTTTTTGCACAAGCAAATGGGTAAACACTACCATCTGTGTATGTTGCAGCGAGTACAAGACCTTCTGATTTTAATACGTTTGCCATTATTTGTATAGATATTTATCTTCATACGGGTCGTAAGTAATAGCGGTAGGATAACTATAGTCTAAGTTAAATTGACCGGATGTATATTGAATTTGTGTAATATTATTGCTGACAGTCACAGTAAATGTATCACCAGGGTTAATTGTTATAGAACCACTCGGTGATAAGTTGAAAGTAAAAGCTTGAGGATTTACGTTTACCGGATAGTTCTGAGTCTTAATAACTGTGGTGTTCTGCTTTACTTGGAAAGTAGTAGTAATCGGAGTTGATGTAGTGGTATTTATGTTTCCTGCAAGTGAAATTACAATATTTGTGGTAATTGAAGTAGTACCATTATAAGTAATTGTATTTCCACCTGTTATGCTAAAATTTGCAGCACTTACTATAGTCCAAGGAACTAAAGTTGGATTATTATAAGTTCCCGTAGTTACATCAGCCTCAAATGACTGGTCAATGTATGAGGTGTTACCATCAGTTGCAGTATTATAAACCTCCTCCAAAGTAGCTACCCAAGTGGCTGATGAGAAGTCAATCTCTTTTAGATTTAAGATAGCATAAACCTTATTTGGGTCATCATCAACAAATCTTATGGTATTGATAAGGCCAATTGGCTCGGAATTATATTTTAAACCGTAGAAATTGGCATCAATCTTATTCCTATTGAATCTATTATGTGACCACCTTGCAACTGCATTCTCCTTCCTAAATCCGAATTCCTCTGTGTCATAACGATGACGATACCAAGTCTGGTCAGTTAGCGTTGTCTCATCATCTTCGAATATGCTTCCGTCATAAGTCTTACTATTGCCATCATCAAAATAAATTGTGTCCTCAAAATAATTATTTAGGGCTTCAGCTTTTGTAAATATAGATTGAACGCCAATAATATTTTGTGTAGCAATACTATTATAACTTGCTACAACATTAAGACTTAAATTTTTAAACCATTTTTCTCTATATGAGGTTTTATTTCCATCATACAATAATATTCTCAAATTACCATCTTCTGGTACAGATTCAGATTCTATAGATGTAGTAAGCCATTCAATTGGAGAAACATCAGGTGTACCATTATAATATTGTTCAAGTACTTTAAAATTAGTAGTCCAAGTCGCATTACTTTGATACCATTTACCATCACCATCTAATGTATAATTATTTGTAGTGCCAAATAACATGAATGCACATACAAATCTTGTTTCATTGGTAGTCCAATCTAATGCGTATCTATGGTCTATAGAAAAACTTATAAATTCATTTTGTGATAATTCTATATTACATGATTGTATCCATGTAATACTTGCATCGGACGAATATAGATAAGCATATTGGTCTTGTAAAACACCATTGGCTTTGAATGTTTCTATTCTGCCATAATTACCAGTTGTTGGCGTTGTTGGTGAATTATATGTTCCTGTTTTCCATGCCCAATCATCTAAATTATAAGATTTAGAAGTAGATGTTGAACTAACTAATGCTCCCTTATTAAATGCACCATTACAAACAATCTCATCAAATTGGTTGTAATCAAATTGTATGGTATCTTTCTTTGTCTTTCTTTGAATGAAACGAAGCATATCAGGACTAATAGGCTTTACCTCTTCATCAACTCCTACCTCTACATCATATCTTCTATTGATGGCAGTCCTTACTGATGAATTGCTAACAAAGCCCCTTAAATTCTCAGATGTTGGAATATTAAGCTCTTCTATCCTTAAAATATTCCAATACCCATTATACATGAATAATGTCTGATTCCATGCTTTATTTATCTTCTCAAGCACGGTATAACAATCATCATATATTGGTGGGTTTTTTAAGAATGTTTTGGAATGGAAGAATGCCTGATCAAGACCAGTATATGTTGATGTATCGGTCATTGAGCTATGGAACAAATTATTAAATACATAAAACTTGGTGAAGTTTTGCGAAGTTGAATTCATCGCAATTTGTATCATTTCCAAGAAATTGTATTTACCACTTAGCTCATCACCATTTGTTTCTTGTATTTCCTTTCCTTTTAGTAACCCAATCGCTTCACTTGCTCTTACTGTAATATAGTGAGCAGAATCAACCCAAGTCTCTTGAAAGTCATCCTGCAAAAGATATCCAATCCAATAATAATTAGATAAGTCACTAAAGAAGAATCTAACCTCAATATCCGTATCATTTGTGGCTAAAAAGTCATCTATATCAACACCTGTAGAACTTGCCAATATTTCTATCTCAGCCATTTGTGGCCTTATAGGTTTGAACAAATCCTCATCAGTATTGAACTCTTTTAATACAAAAGGTCTTATTCCGCCATACAATGTTGTTACTGAGCCAACAAACCCTTCATAAAAAAAAGATACTCTACAAGAATCACCTTGTAGAGTCTTAAAATCTATTCTATATTTTTCTGCTTTAGCCAACTCTATTAATTGTAGTGTTTGCCAGTTGCAGCTACAGCTACAGCACCTCCTGGAACTAATATAGATGCTAACAATTTAATTATACCAGTTGCTATAATTCTTGCAACTAATCTTTGTATTTCTTTTAATACTGCATCAGCAAAAGATTTGAATGCAAACTTACCCGTTTCAAAAAAGTTAGTGAATAAATCTTGTAAAGGATTAAAAAATGTTTGAGTAAGAATTTCTCTAACATTTGTAAATTCTTGAGCAAGAGCTTTTAATTCTTCCATTTTTTGCTTCATCATCGGAGATAAAGCTAATGTTGTAGGAACCTTAAATTTAGTTTCTACTTCAACATTATCTTTTCTAAATTTTTCTAATCCTTTAGATGCTCTTTCAAAATATTTAAATAATTCAGAGTCTTGTGTAAACTCATTTCTTATTACTATTAATTTTTTGAATATTTCAAATAATGTTGGATATTCTTTAGTGTTTTCTTGTTGTGCTTTTGTTTCTTTTTTTATTAATCCTATTCTTTCTTTAGTTCCTAAATTTATAAGAGATGTCTGATCAACAATAGGTTTTAATTGGTCTAAATATGCTTCTTGTTCTGATTTTAAATTTGATATTTCTTTTAATAATGTACTTACTGATTTTGCACTTGATTTAAAAGCACTAAATGCAGATTGTTGCACTTGAACAGCTGCTTGTCCACTTATATTTGTAGAATTTTGCGCTTTTGTAAACGCAACAGCATTTGAAACATACTCTTTTGATGCTAAATTTAATTCCTGTTGTTTAGTTGCTAATTTTTCTGCATTATTAGTTAAAACTGCATTAATTCCAGCTTCTTGTATTCTTAATCTTATAGCTTGTAAACGAGCTTCAGAACTTTTATTTATAATATCAATACTTTCAGAAGTTAATGCATTTTCTTCTTTAATACCAGCAACAACATCTGGACTTACTTTTTTTAATTCATTATAAGCTGCAATTCTTAATCTTTGTGGTGCATCTAAATCATTTAGTGTTCCAACAAGTATTTTTATTTTAGCTTCTTCTAATGCTACATTACCAGTTGCATCTGCTACTGCTTTATTATACTCTTTTTGACTTTCTGTTAATATTGGTGCAATACCTATTAGTGCATTAAATGCTTCTTTTAGAGAACCATATTTTTGTACTGCGTAAGTTATAGCAGTTGTTACGGCACTAAAAGCCAAGAAAAGCCCTGCTGGGCCTACCAATCCTGCTGCTATTTGTTTTAATGCGTTTTGAGTACCCCCCGCTTCTGATGACAATTGAGCAAAAGATTGTGTAAGAGCAGGAAGGTTATTTTGAATACCAATAAATCCGTATGGCAAATCTTGTACTACAAGACTAAGGTTAGTCAATGCAATTCGTGACTTTTTTGAAAAGTCATCTATAGACCTTTGCGCTTGGCTAAAATCAGCTTGTCCTTCTATTACTAATGCCATCTCCTAATCTTTTAAATATTTCCCTTGCCTCATTCTCGTCAATCCCTAACTTCTCATCTCCTGGTAATTCCCACAATTCTTTTTCCTCATAGCCCTTGCTCATCAAACTGAAGTGACGAGGGCTCAAATCATAAAACTCTTTTGGTTTCAAACCAAGTTCACCTAAAGCGAAGGCTTCAACTTCTTCCCACGAGAGGTCTTTTTTTTTGGCTCTGATGTTGATGATTTTTTAATCAAATCATTGTCTGCCCAAACTTTTATTGCATTGTTTAGCTCAGACATATCCGCATCAGCAACCAATAACCCCTCTACATAATCAACAAAATCACTAAAAGTTAGTGAAGGCTCAACATCTTTGACTATGCAATTATTGTAGTATCCACTATATAGGATGTGTGCTACGCCAATCTCAGTCAAGCCTTCACCAACAAAACTCTTCCCCTCTTGAAATTTTCCTTCACTCAAATATCTGAATGAAGCCATGCCAAATTTTAGTCCAATAGTTTGGTCTTTGATAGTAACAGTACAGTAGTTCATTATTAAGCAGTTATATCAAGAGTTCCGGTAGATGCTACAGAACCAGAAAAATTGATGAATTCGGTAGTAGATTGGTTAAGTGTAAGAGCTGTGATATATCCACTAAACTGATGGTAGTAAGCAGCACCAACGCTTGCTCCTGTTACAGCTGGGTTTTGTACCCTTACTGTTACCAAAGTCTTGTTAACCATTGCGCTCAACAAGTCTTCGTAAGATACTTGAGAAACGCTTGGAGATACTTCGCAAATTGCATCAAAGTCAATGCTCATTGATGGTTCACCAATGCTTGTCAATGCACCGCAATTTGTTTGCTCGGTGGTGGAGTCAAT